CTCAACTTACATACGACAGCACGCCGCGTATGGATTGGCGGCGAATCGGACGAGGCGTCATGTCCCTCTTCACGCTGCGCTTCGTCACGAATCCGGTAGCGCACATGTTGTTCCCGAGTTGGATGCCGTACAACCTCGAATACGCACCGCCACCGCTAGACCTCACGCGATTCGGCATTGAGCCCAACCCAGGCCCGTTGCCGCCGGTTAACTTCGCCATGTTCAATGAGCTAATGCTGTTGTCGCGCATGCAGTACGTGCGCGTGATGGCCCGGCATGCACTTCCCACGCTTGCTGTGGGCGCGGCCATTGGGTATGGCTACGCTTGGGTCGCCGACAACCGAGCCACACCGGGCGATCCTTTGCACAGCCATGATGCCACCACTCGCACCAAAGCCCACGTGGCGCACGCATTGCCAACGCTTGTGGCCACTTCCAGTGCGCTCGTGGCGTTCAACTACTTTGCGCACCTGCCGTTCCGCATCGTGCCCGGGCGCGTTAATCCCCGCGCATGGGCGATGCGATTCGACTCGAAATACATCGAGTGGGCAGCGGACACCACTGAACGCGCCATTCGGCCCGAATTGCTACGCCTCGGGTTGACGCCGGAGGAACGTGCTCAAGTCACGTATGAGTACCGAGCACGAGGCTATCTCGCGTTGCATGGCGCGCGTAGCCGGTGGATTACGCATCACGCGCTTTGGGCAGGTGCAGGCATCGGTGCTTTCTACTACAGCCTTACGCACACCAAGCCACCGCCAAAACACAAGCGTGCGAAAGCGGCACGTGACCTGTTAACCAGTCAAGGCGTCGAGCCAAACCCCGGCCCGTTGCGCCATCCCGTAGCCACTTTCCTCGCGACCGCCGCAGCAACCACGCTCGCGAGCGTGCTGCCAGTGCCATTCATGTGGAGCCGAGCACAGTATGTAGCCGGGCGCGGAGGCTACAAGCGCGACCCCTTCGCAGTAATCGTCCGCCGCACTAACTCCGCCCTTGGCACGACGACCTGTCCTACTGCAGCGCTCGTCGGCTACCTGTTCCACCACTGGTTATTTGCAGGCGAACGTGTGCAAGATCCCGAAGCACCACCAGGCCATGCGCGCGTGTTCATCGTCGAGGACCCCGTCCCACGGTGGATCACCATCGCCGAATGGTACAAGCTACGACCCACACCTGACAGCATTGTAGCGACGAATAATTTCGTGCTGGTCGACGATCGCGGGCTGCCGCACAGATTGCGGCTTGAGCAAACCGGCGCGGACCACGACTTCGTTGAACACCTCACGCCGACTCAGCAGCTCGACTGGCACCAGCTACGCGCCAACACGCACGCGCGCGGTGAGCTAGTGCGGTATGGCGTCGAACCGAATCCGGGGCCTGGCTTTCAAGACGCCGTAAGGACGTTGTTACGCGGCATATCTCGACGAGTCTCCCGCGCTCAGCACATCGCGCGACGAGTTGAACTCATTGCCTATGCCGGCTCGGAGATGATTGTGCCTGGTCGACATGAGCTGTACAAACGCGTCGAAATCGTGAATGGCGTCCCGGTGGTGCGAGCGGCGGCGCGGTACAAGCCGCCCGACCTACTGGATCACACCATCTTCCCCCATCGACGCATCCGCGAAGATCGCAAAGTCAAGCACCAATACGTGCTCGGCATTGGTATGAAGCACTACCGTCCTGTCACAGCAGCTAAAACTCTTGACAATGAGATGGAGAGTCTGAAACGGCGTGTGCTCTGCCAAACCAGTGAACAGGACCCGGTGTACGTGGCCCAGGCTATCCGATGGTGGAAGGCCAATCGGAAGTATCTGCTGCCCGGGCTGCGCCGAGACATCCAGTCCGTGCCGTTCGATGAGTACATTCGACGCGTCGGCTCGACGCCGGCCGTTAAAGAGAAACTGCTGGCGGCTAAGGCCGAGTTGGACGAGCTGGGGATAACCGAAGACTCCGTGTTGCCCCACAATCTTGTCCGCGCCTATTCGAAGCGCAGTATGTTCCTCAAACTCGAGAACCTCAATTACAGGACGCCGTACGGCCGCAAGAACAAAGCGGCCAGATGCATCATGGTGCCAACGCCCCATTTCCAATGCCTCGTGGGGCCATGGGTAATGGCGTTCCAAGATGCCGTCAAACGGTGCTGGACCATCCGCAACCACGTTACGTTCACGTCGGGCCTATCGGCCAGTGAACTCGCGCGCAAGGTCATAGACACCCACGCACTAGGATTCAAGTGCGGTGGTGATGATGCTGCGCTGTGGGACGTGTCGTTGAAAGGTCCGCTTCTTAAGTACGAGGTCAGCCTGCAGAAGACTTGCGGCGCGCCAATTGCCGTGGTGCAGTTGTTGCAAGCGTCCACGTCACTCCGCGGGCGCTCCACGTACGGCATTGTATTCTCGAATCCCGACGGCCAGCGCAATTCTGGTGACCCAGGTACGTCGGTGTGCAACTCGCTCCTGAACGGCCTGATGCACTGCTACGCATTCCACCGGGCCACCGGCGTCGCTGCGCGCAACATCCACAAGCACCTTGTGATGCTC